ACTTACGCTTTCTATGTATCAGCAGTATCTACATTAGGATATGTTAATGCTTACAATATGAATGGTGATTATGAGCCTGTATTTGAAGGGTACAAAATTGCAGTTTGCCCAGGAATGGCAGACAATCAGCTAATTGCAGCAGAAAAGTCAAATATGTTCTTTGGTACTGACCTTGTTTCAGACCACACTAGAATTCAATTATTAGATATGGGTCAGCTTGATGGTTCTGACAATATGAGATTAGTTGCTAGATATTCAGCAGGGGTTCAAACAGGAGTAGGTGCAGACATTGTAAGACAATCATAAATTTAAATGACAGCAGGGGTGTAAAAACCCTTGCTCTCTTAACCTTTAAAACAAAAAAAAACTATGGCGTGTACAGCATTAACAAAAGGTAGAGGTCTTGAATGTAATAGAATAGCAGGTGGTGTTAAGAATGTGTATTTTTCTGTTTACTCAGATTTAGGAAATACAGACTGGAGCTATGATGGCTCTAACCCACAAGAAATTTCGCAAATTGACTGGAATAGTAAAAGTATCTATAAATATGTTATGCCTTTAGGTGTGGCGTCTGTATCTGATGCAATTACTGGTTCAACAGAAAACGGAACTATATTTTACACACCAACAGTTAATATATTTTTAAACAAATTAACTAAAGAGGATCAAAACCAAATTAAATTACTTGGACAAACGAAGGTTAGAATATTAGTAGAATTAAATCAAAAATTAGCTAGTGGACACGATGCAATATTAGCAGTAGGATTTGAAAATGGGTTAGATCTTAATGCAGGTTCAGCAGATACAGGGGCAGCATTTGGAGATAGAAACGGTTACACTCTTACATTCTCAGGAATGGAGGCAAGACCGATGGCATTTTTAGAAGACTACACAACAGCAATATTTGATAATTCTGGATTTACTAACAAAGGAACACCGTTTGTAGTATCAACATAAAAGAAGTGTTTTCATATTTCTTGATTAGGGTGGCGTTATGCCACCTTTTTCTTTTAAAGGAACTAAGCAAATAAAAACAAACTATTTCTATTATATGTTATGATACAAGCAGTAACAGAATCTTCATTTAACGTTTATATAAATACAGAAGCTAACAGAATCAACACAAGTGTAGGTTCTGACAAGATTAGACACCTTATGAAATTTACAAATGATTTAGATGGTTCAGTACAATATGTTTATTCAACAACACATTTTATAAGTGAACGATATACTAAAATGACATTTGACTATAACACTACACAAGACGTATATACTGGTGCTACTAAACTAATACCTGCAGGATATTATAAATATGAAGCGTACGAGGTTAGCTGGACAGGTGCAGTAGCAATAAGTGCAGGTAATGCACCAGTAACTGAAACAGATGTACTGCCAGTTGCACCCACACACGGTATTGTACAAGGGTTAGTAGCAATAGGTAAAATGTATGTAGCAGAAAAATCAGGAACGCAACAAGTACAATACACACAACACCCTGAACCATCAGGATCAAATTATATATATTACGGACAATAAAAAATTAAAAAATGGCAATAGAAAACGTACAACAATTATTAACAGAACAATTAGGTAAAAACGGAAGTACAGTTGTATTTACAACAGCAGCACAAACAAGTAAAGATTTTTATGCAGTATATTTTCCTGTTACATCAGTAGTTGCATCAATAACAGTTGCAGACGCAACAGGTGAAAGTGCTTTACAAACAACATTACCTGCAGGCACGACTCTGTTTATGAATGTTACCGCAATTACATTAACATCTGGAATTGGAATAGGTTATCACGAAGGAGTAACTACATAAAATATGTTAGCACTTAAATTAGGAAAAAGTTTAAGCAGTAACGATATATCGCTTACAAACTCTTATACAATAGAGTTAACAGGTACTGAATATATTACATTTGATAGTGCTGCAGAAGATTTTAACGCTGCTGAGGGCAGTGTTTCAGTATGGACAAGATTAAGTTCTATGTCAGCATCTGGTTTTATTTTTAGAATACAGGCAGACTCAAATAATTTAATACAATTATTTTACCATAACGCATCAGGTGAAATACGTTTTGCATACAAAGCAGCAGGAACGACAAGAACTGTTGTGTTTGACGGATCAGCTTTAGAGGGTGACGGTGACTGGCATCATCTTTTAGCAACTTGGAAAACAAGCACAAATAAATTAGAGATATTTCTTGATGGTGTTAGTAAAGCAACACAAACAACCGCATTAGGAACTTTTGCAGGAACACCGTCTTTATTTGATGTTGGCCAAAATACAGCAGGAGCAAATTTCTATAAAGGTTTAGTTGCCGAATTTGGTATCTTTGAAAGAAATGTAACCACATCAGCAGTATATGGATCAGAAGCTAAAAACAGGGTAATAGATCTAACAGGGCAAACAGGCTTAAAGGGTTATTGGAAATTTAATGAGGGTTCAGGTGCAAAGGCTTTAGATAGCTCAGGAAACGGTAAGACAGGTGACATATTTAATACACCAACTTGGAGTACATCAACACCACAATAATATGAGAAAATACGTTATAATAGAAAGTAGAGAATTGGCTAATATGGATTTTAGCTTATTATACACAACGTCAGCAGAAACAGCTAGACATAATTTGGATAAATCAAAATTTATTGTTTCTTTTGTTGGTGACGCACCTTCTTTTTTAGAAGGTAAAACTATATACAATAATACAGAACTTTTTGCAATAGTAGATGATATTGCAAACGGTTGGTTTAATGAAGAAGACTAACTATGAAAGACAATATTTTAAGTATAAATTTAGGAACTGAAATTGCACCAGTAGTTGCAGAACAACACGGTCGTGACTGGATCACTTATGGAACTGAAAACTGGGCAAATTTATATCCACAATTTCTTATAGACTTATATTATAACAGCTCAACACAAGCGGCAATTATTAATGCTACAAGTGAAATGATTTCAGGCGAAAATCTTGTAATTGAAGATGAAGAAGATAGAAGCGAAGAAGCGGTAATAAAAATGAAACACTTTATGGATAGGGCAAACCATAATGAAAGTTTACACGAAGTCATAAAAAAAATAGCATTTGATTTTAAGCTACAGGGTGCATTTGCACTTAATATTGTATGGTCAAAAGACAGAACACAAATCGCAGAAATATATCACATACCAGTTGAAAAGATAAGGGCAGCGAGACCTAATGCAATGGGTCGTGTTGAAGCATACTATATTTCTACTGACTGGGGTAATACAAGAAAACACAAGCCACAACGTGTAGATGCTTTCAGTATGACTAACAGAACACAAGCAAATCAAATATTATACTCAGGTTTGTACAGCCCTAATATGAACGTTTATCATACCCCAGATTATACAGCAGCAAATAACTGGGCGCTAATAGACCAAAGAGTAGCAGAATTTCATTTAAATAATATCAACAATTCTTTTTCAGGCAGTTATATGTTTGCCTTCAATAATGGAGTGCCTACACAAGAAGAACGTTTACAAATAGAGCGATCTTTACAAGAAAAATTTACATCAGCTAGTAATGCAGGTAAATTTATTTTGAGCTTTTCAGATGATAGAAATAGGTCACCAGAAGTAACACCACTTAATACAGCAGACTTAGATAAACAATATTTAGCATTGCAAGAACTACTTGTTCAAAATATTTTGACTGGTCATCGTGTAACCAGCCCTATGCTTATGGGTATTAAAAATGATACAGGTTTAGGTTCTAATGTAGACGAATTGAATGCCGCAGGTAATTTTTATTTAAATACTGTTGTAAAACCATATCAAGACCATATTGTTAAAGTATTAAGAAAAATATTTAAGGTTAATCAAATTGATATGCCTGTTAACTTTGTACAATTAAAACCTATTACATTAGAATTTACATCAGAAGATTTAAAAGGTGTAATGACAGAATCAGAAATAAGAGAGGAATTAGGTCTTGAACCTTTAGATATAGAAGTACGAGAAGATTTTGCAAAAGTTGGTAGTATGATAACAGATGGTGTTGAATTGCCTTTATTTGAAACAAAAGAAGAGGCAGAAAAAGAAGCGGAAAAAATGGGTTGTAAGGGTTCACACGAACACACGCAAGACGGTAAAACTTATTTTATGCCTTGTGAAAACCACGAACAAATCACTAATTTAAATAATTGTAATTGTAAAGAAGAATTTATTACACCTAACCCTTGTCAGCCTGGTTATGAGGCAATAGGAATGAAAACAAAAAACGGTCGAAAAGTACCTAATTGTGTACCAGTAAAGGCAAAAAAAGAATTATCAGAAAAAACAGAACTAGAAAGTTGTATAGCAGAATTTGGAGAGGATATGCCTAAAGGTTGGGTAATAATAAGTGAAGAAGACGCTGAAAAAGAAGCAGAAGATTTTAATTTTGAATCTGAACTTAATTCTGATTATTACGAATTTGCAAGTACAGGTTCTGCATACCCTAACAGAAAATCAGGACAAGATCAAACTACTAAGCAAGAAAAATATAAAGATGATATTTATAGAGTAAGATACAGATATGCAGGTAGCAAAAAAGGAGAAAGAGATTTTTGTAGAAAAATGACTAATGCAAACAAAATATATCGTAAAGAAGATATTATTGCTATGGGCAGAAGGCAAGTCAATCCAGGTTGGGGTAAGGGTGGAGCTAACACTTACTCAATTTGGAAATGGAAAGGCGGTGCACTATGCAAGCATAAATGGTTCAGAATCATACTAGTACAAGAAGGAAACAGACCTAAAAATTCAGATAAAATAATTTCATCAACTGAAGCAAGAAGCAGGGGTGTAAGTTTACCCAGAAATGCAAAAGAAGTATCAGTAGCTCCACACGATATGCCAGACCACGGCTTTGTTAACCCTGAATTAATTGCTAAATATAAAAATGTAAAATAATGGCATACGTATTATTTGTATCAGAAGCGAAACTAAAAGACAGTACAGCAATAAACTTAAATGTTGACGTAGATTTATTATTACCTTACGTTAGACAAGCACAAAAATTGTATGTAGAAACTAAATTAGGTACAGACTTAAACCAAAAGTTAAAAGATTTAATTACAGCAGGTACAATAGGTAATGTAGGTAATGAAGCCTACAAGACTTTATTAGACGATTATATAGGGGATATGCTACCAAATTGGGCATTTTACCACGCTATTCCGTTTTTACGTTTTAAAATAGAAAATGGCAATATATATTCTAAGACATCAGAAACAGGTTCTGCACTTAGTACAGAAGAGGCACAACATTTGCGTGAAGAAGTTAGAAGTACAGCAGAATACTATACAGAAAGGCTAATAGAGTACATAACAAACAATATAAGCAGCTTTCCTGAATACTCTACGAACAGTGGTGCTGACGTCAATCCTGATAAAAATGCGTACTATGCGGGAATGAACCTTGAAAGACCTAACGATCAAGGAACTAAATTAACACTAAGAAATTTTTTGACACCTGATTTAACATAATGAAAAAACACTACAAACCAAAAATTATAAATATAACTAAGCTAAAGTCCTATTTGGACACAAAGCCAATACAAAATAAAAATGACAGATCTAAAAGACACAGCACAAGTAACACTCGCTAATGGTTCAGCAATAGGTTTTAGCATAACTGAATGCAACGAAATATTAACATTTGTTTCGTTAATTTTAGCAATAGGTTTTACGGTGTATAAATTTGTTATGTACGAAAAAGAAAAATATGAAAAAAAGAAAATTAAATAGCAACAACCCTATGTACACAAAAAAAAAAGAAGTTGTTAAAGTGCGTAGAGAATTTGTATCAGAAGTTAAAGGGGTTAAAATCTACAAATCATACTACTTATAATTTGGATAACGGAATAAATCTTTTAATAATAAGAGATACATTTACTGAAAAATCTACAATTGGTAAATTATATCTTAATGGTGAAGAACTATGCGATACGTTAGAGAATCCTTGGATAGATAACAAAAAAAGTATATCTTGTATTCCAGACGGTGAATATATTGTGCGTTTAAGATTAGCAAGAGAAAGTGCAACTAGAGATTATTTGCATTTGTTAGTGAAAGAAGTACCAAATAGAAGTCATATATTGTTTCATATAGGTAACAGTCCTAAAGATACATCAGGTTGTATATTAGTTGGATTGAAACGTCAACAGGACTTTGTTAGTAACTCTAGATTAGCTATGAATTTGCTTATGAAAGAAATTATATATTTGGGAGGTGAGAAAATAAATTTAATAATTAAAAATAGATAAAATGAAAAATTACATTATTACACAATTACTTTCTTCAAAGAAGGTATGGCTAGGTATTTCTTCAATAGTTATACCTATGATTGCTAATTACTTAGGTGTTGACGAGGACTCAGTATCTAAAATATGGTGGTCTTTATTAGCTATGTTAATTGGTCAATCAGCAGCAGATTTTGGAAAATCAGCAAAATAATAGATACAGATTGAAGCCACACGAAATAGTGGCACTAAAAAAAATGCGAGAAACCGACACTAGGAATGTCCTAGTTGTTGGTGACTTGCACGAACCTTTTTGTCTTGATGGATATTTAGAATTTTGTCAAGAACAATACAAAACTTATAATTGTAACCACGTTATTTTTATTGGCGATATTTTAGATAATCACGCATTTTCATACCACGAACCTGATCCTGATGGAATGTCAGCAGGTTATGAGTTAGATCTTACAATTAAAAAAGTGCAAAATTGGCATAATACATTTCCAAATGCAGATGTTTGTATAGGAAACCACGATAGAATGGCTGCAAGAAAAAGTTTTTCTGGTGGTATTCCAAAGGCTTGGCTAAAAACATATAACGAAGTTTTAGGTACTCCTGGTTGGAATTGGGTTGAGTCAATAGTATATGATGACGTCTTATATGAACACGGAGAAGGTGGACAAGCTCAAACTAAATCAAAAAATAATTTAATGTCAAGTGTTTGTGGTCACACACACACAGAGGCTTATTGCAAATGGTTTGTAGGTAAAAGATATAAAATTTTTGGTATGCAAGTCGGTTGTGGTGTTGATTGTACCACGTATGCAGCAGCTTACGCTAAAAACTTTAAAAAACAAGCGATTGGTTGTTCTGTTGTATTAAACAATGGTACATTACCTATAAATCTTTTAATGCCTTTATAATGGAGAAAAACACTCCTAAAAACGTTTATATACTTTATATATTAATAATAGTATTAGTATTGTTAATATCTCTTTAATTAATTTACATATTCTTTATTAAAACCTGAATTGTTAACAACTTCTGTTTAAAGTTTTGTTTAAAATTCTGTTAATAATTACATTATTGTATATATTTACACCATAATTAAACAAAAAACATAATGAAAACACTATTCAAAGTCACTAACAGAAGTACCAGATTATCACAGGTGCTTAATTCAGAAGAATTAAACCAATTCTTTAAATATAAAGGTAACGGAAAATATATTAATTATTTTAAAGACTATGCAATAAAAGTTGTACCTAAAAAATATTATGACACATTTACTATTTTATGTATTACAACTTTAGTAACCTCAGCACTTTTATTATTAACACTTAAAATCATAAAACAATGGATATAATATGTGAAGACTACGTATTTTGTAAAAATGGTATTTATAACCTTAACCAAAAACAACACGGTTACAGTAACCTTATCTACACTGACATTGTAGAAGTACCACAAGAAATGCGACTATATGGAACTAAAGAACAAATTGACAAATACATTACTATATTAGAAGAAAAAGGTTGTATGATTGACGAATGTTACACATTTGCAGTTGAAACAGACACTACTGTACCCTGGTATAATGCAAAAGACAATTTGGTTATAGCAGATCGACTAAAAAAATATGGTAATATGTATTTAGATAACAACAAAGAATTATTAATCATAAACATACACTAATGGAAAAACCTATTTTAAACAGCATATTTGCACAAACATCTTTTCCTACTAAAGAAGAAGTAGATGCCGAATATGCATTAGATAATGAAGAAAAAGAAGAAGAAATACATAAAAGACTACACGAAATTAATACTTTTCAATGTGTAGATAATGAAATTTATATAAGAGGTAAAGATGAATGGGGAAAAGATTTTACGATTTGTTTTGATGCATTTAATTTTTTAGAATGGATTGATACAGAAAATATTGAATATATAAAAGAACAACTAATTAAATACATAAAAGAAAAATGAAAACAACAATAAATTTTTACGAATTTAGTAGATGGTTTGAAGAACACAGACCTAATAATTTTAGTTATGAAGGAAGAAAAGCACTATTTGATTATCTTGAAGAGTACGAAGAAAGTACAGGTGAGCAGATAGAGTTTGATCCTATCGCTTTGTGTTGTGAATATACGGAATATGAAGATCTTAACGAATTTAAAGTCAATTACACTTGCGACCAATATCAAGACATACAAGACTGGGATCAGTTAGAAGATTATACAATGACTATACCTTTAGAATGCGGTATGGATGCAGATAAACCTTGTATAATATTAAATTTTTAAATTAAATTATTATTTTAACACACTCAAAAAAAAATATGAAAACAGAAAAACTAAAAGAAAAATACATCAAATATGAACTCACTAAGCAAGATGTATTTAAACACCAACATTACATTATTATAACAAGAAGTGGTATTGAAAAAATACAAGCAATAGAAAATATCACAATATGGTTTGAAGTTGTAAAATGCGAACCTAATTTTGCAGGTGTTAAAGCTATAGCAAAAAAAGGTGATATTACTATTGAAACATTTGGCTCTGCATTAAAAGGTAATACATTTAAAGACGGTAACACTAACACTTGGTATGTTTTAGAGATGGCAGAAAAAAGAGCATTGTCAAGAGCAGTATTAAAACTCACTGGCTTTTACGAACTTGGTGTATTCGGTGAAGATGAAGCAGAAGAATTTAAACAAAACTAATACAGATGGTGAAGTGGTTAAATAATTATAATTTTATAATTGAGCGGTTATATTTTGTGGCATTATTAATTCCACTTCACTATCTTTTTTACTAATTAAATAAATAAATAAAAAATGGAAATTACAGGAAAACTAATTAAAAAACTAGATCTAGAACAAGGTACTAGCAAAAACGGAAAAGAATGGAAAAAACAATCTTTTATCGTAGAAACAAATAATGAATATAATAAAGATGTTTGTATTAATGCTTTTGGTCAAGATAAAATTAATCAGCTTGACAAGTTAAATGTAGGCGATAAAGTATCTATATTATGCAATATTTATTCAAGAGAATACAATGGTAGGTGGTACAATCAAATAGATGGTTATTTCTTTGCTTCACAAGAACTTAATAAAACAGAAAAAGCCTTTATAAATCAAGAAGAAAATAATAATGATTTACCTTTTTAATTATGACAGCAAAAGATAATTTTATAGAAATTTGCGACCTCACTACAGATGTAATGGGGTTGCAAAAAGGATCACTAGCCTTTAAAAGCAGAGTGCATACATTACAAATACCTAGAATGGTTGCAAGTGTTATTGGTAGAAAAGAAGAAGAAATACATCATAATATTATTGCAGATGTTTTGCAAAGAGATAGAACATCAATATATCATTATGAAAGAACACACCAAAACAACTATACGTGGGAGGAATATCGTAATGTGTTTAATAAAGTTTATAAAGCATACAAAAAAACACAAGATGAACAAGAAGTTTTTATTACTAAATCACATATGAAAAAATATTTACTTGCAAACGGTGTTTCTGAAAATAAAAAACAAGAGGCAATAATACAAGTTAAATCTGGTAAGGTAGTGGTTGAGATAAAAACAAGTTATTTTGAATTTTCAAATCAAATGAAAAATATTAAATTAGCACTAAAAAATTATAAATACGAAATAGAAATTATATAATGAATAAACCGAATTATTATTCAGTCATTCCTGCTACAGTCAGATACGATAAAAAACTTACACCAAATGCTAAATTATTATATGCAGAAATAACATCACTTTGCAATATGAATGGCAAGTGTAACGCTTCTACAAAGTATTTTGCAAATCTATATGAAGTTAGTAGAGTGTCTGTGCAAAATTGGCTTAAATTATTAGAAAATAGAAACTACATCAAAAGATCTGTTATATATAAAGAGGGTAGTAAAGAAATTTTAACAAGGTATATAACTTTGATAAACAACCCTAGTAAAAATATTTTTACAGATAATACTAATGTAAACATAACTAATAATAATATTACATATAGTAATAAGCGTTTTAAAAAGCCAACTATTGATGAAATAGTTTTATATTGTGTTGACAGAAATAGTAGTGTACAGGCAGCAGAATTTTATGATTTTTATGAGTCTAAAAATTGGTATATTGGTAAAAATAAAATGAAAGATTGGAAAGCAGCAGTCAGAACTTGGGAGAGAAGATCTAAAGAAAAACCCAAAACATCTAAACTTGATTCACAATTAAGTGCCTATTTAGAAGCAAAAAAACTATTATGAAATTATTAAAACAAGAAAACATTAATGAGTTATCAAATAAAGTATTAGATCTATTGGTAAAAACATCTGTAGAAATAGGACATAAAACAGATGCGAAAACCCTTGCAGCATTATCTAAAATATTTTCAGAAGATTTAATTACAGAAAAAAGGTTTAATAGATTAACATTCAAACAAATAATACAAGCATTTAAAATAGGTGTAAGATTTGGTAAAGACGAGCCATTTTTAAATATTAGGACTTTTTACAAATGGGTTTACGCACATAAAAAAACAATAGACAATGCATATTATGAAGTGCATACATTAGGAAAAAAACCAGAACAAGTATTATATTATGAACCACAAAAACTTTTAGAATGAAAACAAAAATAGAAATAGAAAAACTACTTATTAAATCACCACATTTAAAAGATAGTGATAATAAACTAATAGCAACATATTGGTTCAGAGAATTAGAGTATTTAGGTCTTGATCCTAAAACTGCAAGTGCTTACGATTTTCTTAAATTATATTCTCAAAGTAATGTAACAAATGCAGAGACCATACGTAGAATGAGAGCAAAGTTGCAAGAGGAAAAAAAAGATCTTAGAGGAAAGGTTTATTATAAACGTAAAGGAATAATGCAAGAAAAATGGCGAGAAGAATTAGGATATGAAAAAAACAGTCAGTAAATTAAAAAAAGAACTTGACAAGTGGTTTTCTTTATACATTAGACTAAGAAATGCAACAGAAGAAGGTGTGGCACAGTGTTTTACTTGTGGTAAAATTAATCATTATAAAAAACTACAATGCGGCCATTTTCAAAGTAGAAGACACCACAGTACCAGATGGAATGAACAAAATTGTCAAGTACAGTGCGTAAAATGTAATATGTTTAAACAAGGCGAACAGTGGAAGTTTGGAATGAATTTAAATGCAAAATATGGTGAAGGCACATCAAACGAATTAGAATTTTTAGCGCATACAACAATTAAGTTATCAAGAGTTGACTATGAAGAAAACATACGGTATTACAAAGCTATTGTTAATAACTTAAAAAAAGAAAAAA